CGTTAACGGTGCTACTGCCGGTACATACTACTGGTCCCGCTCCCCAGGTCTCTTCGTGAATCGTCAGACTGGTGCTGAGATTGGTGCTTCTTCTGCTGCTCCAGACTTCACTGGTACAGTTTCCGAGTGGTACGAGACACTCATTGAGACAATCAATGATGTTTCCGCTCAGATTCACCGTAAGACTCTTCGTGGTGGTGCTAACTTTGTGGTTTGTGGACCAGAGGTTGCTAACATCCTTGAGTTCACAGCTGGCTTCCGTGCTAGCGTTACTGCTGACGCCGAGACTGGCTCCATTGGTGCTGTTAATGTCGGTAACCTCAGCAAGAAGTTTGATGTCATTGTTGACCCATACTTCCTCCGTAACGTGATCCTCGTTGGTCGTCGTGGAACCAGTTTCCTTGAGTCTGGTTACGTGTATGCTCCATACGTCCCACTCCAGACAACACCAACTATCTTCGGTGTTGAGGACTTCACCCCACGTAAGGGTGTCATGACTCGCTATGCCAAGAAGATGGTTCGTCCAGATATGTATGGACTCGTTATCTGTCGTGGTCTCGTTGGTGAGGCTGGTGCTACTAGCTAATTATTAGCTTAAAATAAAATAGCACAAAGTGAAGCCCTCTTCTTCGGAAGAGGGCTTTCGTCGTTTGGGATTACTACTTACATTGAATCATTAAGATTCACACCTTGTTATTAGGCAAAATTAATTTGCCCTCGTAAATTTACGGGACATGATTATAAATGGAGGGTTTCTAACATGGGTAGTAAAAGAGTCGGCCTCGCTAGAATTGAGGCTTTAATTGAAAACTTAAAAAGAGAATTAGCCATGGGCGGCGCTAGCCTCTCTGGTTTAGCACAAAGCAAAATTACTGTGATGAGTGCCACCGCTGGTGCTGACATTGCAGACAACACAGATGCTGTTACATTAACAACATCAGATCATGGTGAAGTTCACAAATGTCTTCTTGATGGAGCTGCCAAAACAGTTAACTTGCCGGCATCCGTAACTGGTGCTGATATTGGAACAACTATTGTTATTATTCAAGGAGCTAATTTAGTTTCTTCTGGTGTTTTAACCGTTAACGCCAATACAGGTAACACCTTTACAGCTAATAGTTATGTCATTGGCGCAAACAGCGATGAGGCAACACTTGTCCGTCCTGCAGAGGCTAATAATCGTTTGGTTATTACCGGTGCAAATACTAACTCTGCTTGGGGTATCGGTTCCAAGCTTACAGCAACAGTTGTTGCTCCAGGAGAGTGGTTCCTTGAAGTTAAAGCAGAGCCCCTTGGTCAAGGCAACAATGCATTTGCTTTCTCTACTGTCTGATAATTAAATTATCAAATACTAAACTAAGCCCCTCTCTATTGAGAGGGGTTTTTTTATTTAAAAAATACTACTTAGTATACATGAAATTAATAACAATAGGAGTTTTCATGGGCAGGAAAAGAAGATTAAGAAAGAATAATCCAAAATTCAGCAACAAATACTCGAATCATCCAAAATTAATTAAAGATGATTTTGTTTTGGAAACAAAAACAGAGGCAAACATTGAGCCACCAAAGGTAGAGCCAATAGAAGAAGTAAAGCCGATTGTTGAAATAAAAGCAGTTGTCGAGACTGCACCCGTAATTGAAAAAGCAAAGCCAACAAGAAAAAGGCGCCCCACCACAACTAAGAGAAAACCTACAACTAGACGTGCCAAAGCAAAAAAGACAACCATCAAAAGCGAATAAGGTTTTATGAAGCACTATTTACTGTGAAGGAAACACATACACATGCCTACAAGAGACATACAACCAAAGTCAGAAACTAGCACCGTTATTCTTACATCCACGGGCTCTTTTGACGATGTAGCATCCGCAGTACCTTTCGGTGTATATACAGGTTCCGCTGACTTTCTTAGCGGAGCAGAATTACAAGTTGCTTATGTGTTTAAAAAACTAGGTGGCGATGTTGTTGATATCGAATTAACACCAGCAAATGTTTACTCAGCTTATGAAGAGGCTGTTTTAGAGTATTCATATATTATTAATTTACATCAAAGTCAAAATGTGTTGTCAGATGTTCTTGGTATGACAACTGGTACGTTTAATCACAATGGTGAATTAAAGACAGGACCATCTAATGTAAATCTTAAGTACCCAAGATTTCAGTTCGCATACGCTCGCAAAATTGGTGATGCTGTGGCAACAGCCGGCGGATTCGGAGGAACAACTCGTATTTATTCTGGCTCATTTACAACAGTAAAAAACAAACAAGATTACGACTTACAAACCATTTTATCTGAAGCGTCTAGCACGGGATTAGATGATGCTGGTAACGCAGTTGATTTTTCAGGAAAGATTGAGAATAAAAGAGTTATTATCACAAGAGTATTTTACAAGTCACCAAGAGCCATGTGGAGATTCTATGGATATTATGGTGGCGTTGGTGTTGTAGGAAATTATTCAACATATGGACAGTTTTCTGATGATTCGACTTTCGAAATTATTCCTACATGGCAAAATAAAATGCAAGCTATTATGTATGAAGATTCATTATTCACCAGAACTTCTCATTTCTCTTATGAAATTAAAGATAATTTCTTGAGATTATTTCCTAAGCCAGACTTATATGGTTTTGGAAGTGGCTTAGATGATCGTGTTTTTGTAGAATTTTATGTAGATCAAGGGGATGCGTGGGAACAAAACGAAAGATACGATGATGGCGTGTCTGGTATAAATAATATGAATACTTTGCCGTTTGACAATATTCCATATGAAAATATTAATGCTATAGGTAAACAATGGATTAGAAACTATGCTCTTGCGCTCTGTAAAGAGATGCTTGGTCAGATTCGCGGTAAGTTTACAACGATGCCCATTCCGGGAGAAAGTGTAACACTTAATCATTCCGAATTGCTCTCTCAAGCGAAAGATGAACAAGATAAATTAAAAGCACAATTAATGGAAATGCTTGATAAGATTAAGTATATTGACTTAGCTAAGAACGATCAAGAAATGACAGACGCTGCCGCCGCCGCTCTAAAAAATTCACCGCTACCAATCTTCGTAGGATAATTTTTGAATGTCCCAAAACAAATGGAATAGACCTGCAGCGCCCCCTCCTCCGTTGTTCTTTGGCAAGAAAGAGCGTGATTTAGTTAAACAAGTAAATGATGAACTTATTGAAAAGGTTATTGGACAACAAATCCTTTATTATCCTATTGATTTACAGACAACTAAATTTCATGATTTGTATGGTGAAGCAATAGAGAAAACATTTCTCCCACCAATTAGAGTTTATGCCCTTGTTGAATTCACAGAATTTTCTACAAAGTATTTAGAGGGTGTGGGTGTTGACGCTGAGTCTGAAATACAAGTTCACTTTCACAAACGTAGACTAGAAGAGGATCAAGATTTGCGTGTTCGTGAGGGAGATTTTGTTTTATATGGTGACAAATATTACGAAATCATAACTTTAAGTAAACCTAAAAATTTGTTTGGGCAAGTAGAACACTCTTTTGAAATTTCTGCAAAATGTCGAAAAGCAAGAAAAGGACTTTTTGATGCTACCTAAAAACTTTGATTTTACAATGATACCAGCCGGCACTGATCTTAAATTGGGTGAGATTGGTATGTTATCTTCAACTATTGAAGATATTGATGCCGCCATACTAGAATGGCTAAAGGGGGACTTGGAATTACACGCTACAACAAATGAAGGATGGAAAAAAGTCCCTGTGTTTTGGCAAGCACCAGAGAGAGCTTTCCAAGTTAAAGATGAAAAATCACTAAGAGACGGATCTGGTTCGATTATTTTACCCGTTGTTAGTGTGGAGCGCACTGGCATAACAAAAGATCCAACCCGTAAAGGTGGATTCCAAGCTCATTTTTTCTCAAAAGATCTCAATGGCAGAACGGGTCGAATGGTTATTGCTAAAAAAATCGTGCAAGACAAAACAAGAAATTTTGCTGTTGTTGAAAATATAAGAGCTGGCGCCACAACAGGTGGGACCACTCAACCTTACTTTCCCAGATCAAATTCAAAAATAATTGTTAAATCATTGTCTATTCCAATACCAATTTATGTAAATGTTGATTATAAAATTACTTTAAAAACAGAGTATCAGCAGCAAATGAATGAATTACTTACGCCATTCATGACTAGAACTGGTCAAATTAATTCATTTGTTCTGCGAAGAAATGGTCATTTGTATGAAGTTTTTATAGATCAAGGGTTTACACACAATAATAATGTTGCAACTTTAAACGAAGATATTAGAATGTTTTCATCTGAAATAAGCTTTAGAGTTTTAGGTTATCTTATAGGCGAAGGCGAAAATGATGACCGTCCAATAGTAAGAGTGGAAGAAAATGCTATTGAGGTTACATACCCTAGAGAATCAACGGTGCCAGCT